TGTTGTATTTGTTGTTAGTAATCTACAATCTAACCCGGCGGTTATTGTTGGTAAAGAGACTGGGACTCTACCACTTGATAAAGATGGAAGTTTGGCGTTGATCGCCGTTGATGTTGCATCTTTTGCGAGTGTGGAGGTGTCAGTAAAACCACCATCAACACCAGCAAAACAACTCAATACGGCGTTGTATTTTAATGCGGCTTGGTAGGCTGCATTTTCGCTTAATTGCATTTGCTCATCTAAGGCAACTAAGAGACTGTTTAGATTTGTCTGAGCTTCGACTGATAATGACATCAAACACTCCTTGAACTAGATGATGATCTTTTAGAATTAGATTGTTTTGGAATTACAACCGTCTGTCTTTGAGTTGATAGAATAACTTGATTGTATTCGTTTCTAACTTGAGGTTGAGTTAACTTTAATATTTTTATTAACTCTTGCGAGACATAACTTAAATTTCTCATATTATCCAAAAATTAACGCCATTTTCCTTGCTGTTCTTTCAATCATAGCATCAAAATCTAGGATGGGCAAACATCCCAGTGAAACATCTTGAGAAATTGCTGACAATACACTTCCACTGTAAACATAGGAAACCCCTAACTTAATATTTCCAGACAAAGATCCAGAGGATAAACTTACCGCTATACCTGGCGATAAAAATAAACCAGGAATATAATTGGTCGGTTCTAAAGCTATCAAACTAAATCCAGTAATAGCAGAAATATTAAAAGTTTGAGACGTTAGCCCTGTTGTGATTCCAGAAGGAGAATCCTGTCTATATAAAACGCCGTTAATCAAAAGGTAGAAACGAATTAAGGAAACGTTGAAACCTCCCGATGGATAGGTTATTAGTGCCGAAATCCCCTGACTACTCAAAACTGATTCACTAGCACCCCAAAAAACCCTAGATTCTCCCGCCTTTGTAGAAACAATTGCCAACAATGCCTCTGATGACTGGATAGCGTCAATACCTCGAAAAGTGGCTACACCATCACGACTGAGGGTTATTTTTTGCCCTACAGTATTAGTTAAGAATCCAGATAAAAACTGCTCAGGTGTATCCAAAAATTCGAATATTCGAGACTGCGATCCATGAATCATCCCCCCCCGCATCCTGCCAACTTTTACCCCTACAGAATCCGGCAAAACCCGACCCGTATAGTTTTCGTCTTTATAAATCAATCCCCCTTGTGGCTGCCTATAAATCAGACCACCCTCAACTAAAACGCCCGACTGAACCCCGCAGCTAAGTGTGAAACTTAAAACAGATCCGGGTGCTATCTGCAATTCTGAAGACTTGAAACCAACGGCTATCTCAACAGCGACAACCCAATTATAGGGTAATGGTCTTTGAAATACAAAAAAGCCTAACTTCGTATCAACAGAAACCCATTCCCCAATACCATCCATATCGTTGCCGTCGCCCGTATCATTCTCGGTAACAAGCTCCCCAGATTCGATATTGACAAAGCCTAAAACCCTTGCGAATATCTTTCCACTCAGTAAATTAGAAACAGGCTCCGAGCCATTCAGAAAACAGTTTAAACGGAGTCTCCTGCCCACTCCCATCTCTGATTCGTACAGATTCAGAAAAGCTAATCTAATTGGTGATTGGTCGGGATCGAATAATGATCCACTACCATCGGGAGTATAAATAGGGCGTGGAAAAAACGGGTTATTTGCCAAGATTTCAGCGTCAATATTTGCTGCGGGTTGATGACAGCCAAAAACTCCGCTAGTGCCACCAATTGGGAATGCTCCGTAGTTTGTAGATCCAAGATTTAAAACCCATTTATTCCCTAAACTATCAGAAATAACTTTAACCCCATCAACAGCTTGCGGGGTGTTTAGCCTCATGTAATAAGCACCCAAACTGGTAACGGTTCTTATTTGCCCCTGAATGGCGTTTGTTGGTAGTGCCAGAGGGTTTGCTACAGATGACGGGGTGATAGTTAGATCAGTATTTTGACTTAAGAGTAAGTCAGAGAATGTCGCTAAAGTTTTGCCGTTGTCTTCCCAGTTTTTCCAGATTCCGATAACGTGACCATTGGCTTTGTCGTTATTAGGTGAAGCAATTAAGAGATAATAAGGAAATAAAGTTCCCTCGGTTCTATTGGCAGAATTAAACTGAACTCTAATTCGACTCCCGACTGTATAATTTGCCAGTACAAGTGTTGAGCAAAAGTTAACGCCCGATTCATTAAAGGCTTGAATCCCTAAATAAATCGTGCCATTTGTTGTTAAACTTCCTCCCGTTTCAACTGATACAATAGGGGGAAGACATTGATTCAAGTTACCAGGAAAAATCGTACTCATGAAAATTCTTACAGAAAGTGGTTTAGGTCAAACTCTAGCAAATATTATTAAATCTCAATCACCTATCCAGAAAGGATCTGCTAGGCAATCAAAGCCTCAAGGTCAATCCGTAGCTGTTCAGTTAAATACATCCATCCCTGGATTCCCTTCAGTAATTAGGGCTTTTGCTTTTAATCCTGTTCGGGTAGGATCAAATAACGTTAGCTTAGTTAGATTGTCCGAGCCTATTGGCGGGTGTGATTGGGGGGCTTTTTCTGGTTCCCCCAGTCAGATTGTTGGATCAAGGTCAGAAGTCAATGTATCCCAAACACCTCAATCTACAGATAGCAGAAAAATCAAAATCGAGATCAAGGTTGGTTACACCGGAAAGTTATAAATATGGGTTACTCTCCTCTGGTTTTTCCTCTGTTGATGCCTCTGATTGCGCTTGTTCCTGCGCTTGTTTTTGCTGTTCGGCTGCCATGATTTTTTCAATTAATTCTTGGTTAAAATCCTCCTGTCTTCTTTGGCTTAATCCCAAGTCTTTTCTAAGCTGATTCAATGCCTCTAAATCAGTGGGATTGAATAAACCCGTTTGAATACAAGTCATAATATTAGAAACTCTCATCCCAGATTGTGCCGGATCTAAGAATTGTTCAGACTCAAAAGTTCCATAATTATCTTGTATTCCAAAGTTCCACATCAGCAAAGGGCGACAAACGTTATTAATTAATCTATCTCTAAATTGTCTGGCTATTTCCTCAATTAAACCATCCAGAATTAATCTATGTCCTGAGTTCAAACCAGCCTGTCCGAGCGTAGCAGTGCCTTCATTAAAGATGGTATATGGGATTCCATAAGCTAACCATCTATATTTATCTAATTTTTCAGAAGTTAAATTAAAGAAACCCTCCCCCCCGGTTTGGGGAATCGTAGTAATAGTGTTATTTTTATCCGTTCCCACAATCGATCCATTAGCTAAATCCTTTAATTGATCTAAAGCCTGAGCTAATGCCGATGTGTTTTTAGTCTGTCCGTATTCGTCAAGAATAGGCTTGCCGTTCGAGTCCATCATCGGGATTGGTTCAGTTGACGGAACTTGTACGATAGTTAACCCCGTCGCTTGCCGTTGACAAGCTACACTCCATTCCCGCATCAGTAACTTATGAAATTCCCAGAAAGGATAGGCTGCTGCGGCTTGCGGATCTCCATTCGGATCATTGCTATCAATTGGAGTGTTCGAGATGTGTAAGCACTTTGCATAGGGGATTCCCACCTCTCCTTTACTAGACGAATAAATAATCCGATCTATCTGACCGGATTTCCCTGCAAACTTAATCCGACTGGGTTCTAAAATATTAAGTCGCTTAATCCTTAATTCTCCCTTGTGTCCCTCCATCTCGGTACTAAACACAATCTCGGCAACACTCCGACCTAAACCATAGGCTTGTTTACTCATCTGAAGGATCACGTCAGATAAAGACCCATCCATTAATTCCCAACAGGAATTAATAAACTCAACCGGAGTAAAATTGCCAGAGGGAAAACTAGCCACATCATTGTTTCCATGCTTAAACGTCCCTATTAATGCGATCGCCCGTGATGCCTTAACAGTCAAAGCCGCGCCCGATATTGGATCGGCTTTGAGCATTGCAGCTAAATCCTTAATTGGGTATTTTCCCCTAGTGTCTAAGCTAGAGACAAAATCCCAGATTAAATTATCAAGACTGGGTGATATTTGACCCGGAAGGTAACTTAATTTCTCAACCACTATCAACCCCCAATAATAAATAAATTAGCTCAGACGAAGTTAAACTCAAAACCCTGGAAATGTTAACGACTTCAATACTTGATATTTGTAATACCCCAGACTCTTTTCTGCTTATAGAAGCCTGTCTATAATTAAGTAATTCTCCTAACTCAGATTGTGTCATATTCCTATCTTCTCTTAGTCTCCTCAACCTTTGTCCAATACGATCTAAATATACTGAATTGGTATATTTCTTGCCAGAGTTTGAGTTAACAGAATAGTATTGTAATTGACCCATTATTTACCCCTTCCCTATGGGTGTTTCTTGCTTTGACGGTATAGGTGGATTGTGTCAGTTTTCTGAAGACAACCCCACCGGAGAACTGATTAAAAACGCTTTGGTTTTAATTGAGGGAACGCATAAAGATAACCAAGGGGTAGTCCACGAGTTCCCGTCAGAACGGATATTGAGAATTGCACAACGGACAAATGCGGCAATGTCTCAAGGTTATGAGATTCCACTTATGTCCGATCATAGCAAGCAATTGATCGGGGCGGACGGCGAACTCAAAAAACTTGGGATTTTTGTTAGTCCTTTCGAGTGTCGGGTTATCCGTCAAGAGGATTTACCCAACCCAAAAATGCAACACTTAATCGGAAAATTAGGTGCATTTTCCAGGGTTAATATTCTTAATAAGGTTAACGAAGTCCGATCAAAACTAATTAATCTTTTAAGTCCGGGCGTTGATCTAAAACTTGAAAGGTTAGCAGAAGTATCCGCCGTTGCTTTTCCTGCTATTCACGGCCCCGCGCTTTTCGCTGCGTCATCTACTGTTCAAGACTTGAGTTTTGCTTCAGTCAAAGAGGAGCAGGGAACGTTTAAGCGACAAAGAGAGGACTTGCTAGAGGAGTTTGAAATCCTATTACAAACCATCCAACGGATTCAAAAAGCCTCACCTGAACAATTGGTAGCGGTAACTCCTGAGCAATTGTTATCAACTGCGATTGACGAATTTACGGCAGAAATTAAGCAATATTTTGGGCTTGATAATTTGAGTCAATCAATAAATCAAGAACCGGAATCGCCGTACAATTCAAGCCCTTATGCTAATGAATTAATTAAAGGGCAAGCCACTTATTCCCTGGGTAACACTACTTCTAATTTTGGTGAGACGGGGTTAAGGCGACGGAGAAAGAACCGATAATTTTGTTATTTTCACACTAAGTATTTAAGGAGACAAAAATGAGTTATTACCAATACGAACCGCCTGTAGCTATGTTTTCAATGGCAGAAGTTGATAAATATAATAATTATCAAAACGGTGCGGGTGTAGCTGCCTTTGCAAAAGATCCGTTTGGGCCAGGGCCGGGATGGAGAGCTAAAGAAGCAGTTAAAGGCTTCCCTCGTACTGTTGGTCGAGCCGCAGGAAAAGGGATGGGTGTTGCAGGAAAAGGTGTGCAATCGGCTGGCAATGCTGCGGGTACGGGCGCGAGAAAGTTAGGTATTTTGATGAGAAAGAATCCGACACTAGCTGGTGCAGGTATCTTGGGTGCTGCTGCGATTGGTGCTGGGGCTGGTGGGGTAATGTTTATGCGTCGCCGTCGTAGCAAAACCGGAAAAATGATTGTTGAACAAGTGAGACGCTAATGATTATCGTTCGGAGGGTCATACATAGAAGCTCCGCATTGTTTCAAAAAGCATTGATGCCCCGTGGTTCCGGTTTTTACGACGGACACAGCTCTGGATCTCTTGACGCTTTTGTCAGTCATCAAAAGTGGAGGAGAAACGCTGACAATGAGTCATTGCAAGCAAAAAAAACAGAGAACATAATAGATATGAAAGACGACTTGCTAAGTTAAAGGCTGAAAAGCAATATTGGACGTCTAGGGACTTGGCTCGGCAACTTAAAGATCCTTGGAATGATTGGTTTGATCCCGAAAAAATTAATCGAACCGCACCAAATCAGCAAGTTCCTCCATCTACACGATTCCTTAATCCCAGTGTAGATGCTAGTCCTCCTCCACCCCCACAATCCCCAAACACTGCAACTAACTCCAAAACAGTAACTAAACCTGGATCAAACTCAAAAGCGGTATTAGCAGGTCTAGCTGCTGCGGGTTTAGTAGGTGCAGGAGCTTACTTTATTAGGAGACGAAAATCATCTAAAGGTAAACAAATTATTGAGAGGGTTAGACGCTAATGCAAAAGACAAAAGTAGAGGTATACCGTGCCAATATTCTCTCAAATTGAAGTTAATAAATATCAGAAATATGCCAATTTTGGGGTAAAAACAGAAGTTGTTGATAGCGACCCTTGGGGTGGTGGATATCCTAAAAAAGCAAAGGGCGCTGATATTTTTGACAGAGTTGGAAATAGAGTTGCGGATTGGGCTGAAGCTCCTCATCAAAATGCGGTTAAGAAAGTGAATGACTCACTTAGGGAACAGCTTAAACAAAACTCTCGCGCAACCATTCATCCGGCTGACGCAAAAAAACTGACTGAACTTTATAATCGAGCGGAATCTTTTAGGAGACACTCTCGCTCGGTTGGAAAACTAGCTGTTGGCGGTGCTGCTGGATTGGGTCTACTTGCTGCGGGTGCGGCTGTCGCTGGGGGTGCAACGTTCATGCGTCGTCGTCGAACTAAAAAAGGCAAGATTGTTGTTGAACAAGTTAGGAGAAAACAATGATCATTGTTCGTAGGACTAGACCCGCCAAATCCGCGCTGTTTGCTACTTATGCACTTCCAGAAGGGCGTAGGAGTAAGGGTGATGACAGGAAACAAAGGAGGGCTACGAAAACATACGCAAGGCGTGGTTATGAACGGGGTTGGCAATCTTTGGATAGAGACTTATGGACAGGGAACCCGTCGAGAGTTATCCGTGTAGGAGGGGAGTCTGCAACTCCAACACCAAAATCTTATACCGAAAACTTAACCCCTCGTCAAAAAGAGCTAACACAAGAAGCTGAAAGACTGCGCCAGAAATTAAATGATTCTTTCAAAAAAACACAAGAAAGGGTAAATCAAAAAGTTCATGTAGAACCGCCTAAGTTTAACCTCACGGAAAAAGATGTACCTAAAAAAATACCAACAAAGCTATTACTAGCTGGTTTGGGTGTTGCTGGGTTGGTCGGTGCGGGTGCGTTCTTCACCCGAAGGCGTAGGTCTAAAAATGGAAAAATAGTGGTCGAACAAGTTAGGAGAAAAGCATGATTATTGTAAGACGAAGGGTAAGCAATGAAGCAAACTTTGGACTCGTTGATCTAATTAAAGAGCCTTTTCGTAAGTACGGGCGATATCTTGCTGAAAAGGCAAAGGATAGAGCAGGTGCAGCCATGCAAGAAGTTGTCAAGAATCCGAGTGCTGCTAACACTAAAAATGCTGCCAACTTAAACGCTGCCGCTAGTTGGGCAAAACAGAACCCAGGAAAGTTAGGTGCTTACAGGGTTGCCCCATTAGCTGCTGCTTTTATTGGAGGTGGCATGATTGCAGCCGGATCAAAAAGTTTCACCCGCCGTCGTCGTACCAAAAACGGAAAAATCGTTGTTGAGCAAGTAAATAGAAAATGATAATTGTTAGGAGGTTTGTTAAGTCTAAATCATCTGCTAATTTTGCCTATGCTCCTGATTTCAAAAATATGTATTGGGATGAGGCTGAGGAGGCTAGGGCTAAAGCAAATAAGTCTAAAATAGATCCTAGATTATTGTTAGCAGGATTGGGTGTAGCTGGTGCGGTTGGTGCGGGTGCTTACTTTATCTGTAGGCGTAGATCTAAAAATGGTAAACAGATTGTCGAGAGGGTTAAACGATGATAATTATTAGGATAATATGAAACAAAAGAAACAAGATTTTAGTAAAGCCTTTACCCGGCGAATGTGAACTAAAAATGGTAAGATAATTGTAGAACAAGTTAGGAGGTGATGTAATTTGATTGTTGTTAGGAGGGTTAAACATCGAAATCAATATACAAATCATTTAACGGCTCAATTCGGATTTTATGATTGGGTCGGAAGAAAAGGAGGTGATGTTCTGGAATGGCAAATTAACAACTTTCAAAAAAGAAACCCGCAATATTACAATAACCCCGATTTCAAAAATGAGACAGATGAGTATATTAATCGAGTCAACAGATTCAGAGCCGATCCCCAAGAGAACCGTGCGTTTGGCAAGCGTATAGCAGGAATCTACGGGAAAATGGCTTTAGGAATTGCAGCTACTGGTGCTGTTGTCGGTGCTGCTATGTACTTTACTAGAAAACGAAAAACCAAAAACGGTAAAGTAGTTGTTGAGAGGGTGAAAAAACGATGATAATTATAAGAAGAATAAGATCCCCTTCTTTAGCTCAATTTGGTTTTAATCCGTTTGGTCGAATAGAACGGGTAAATAAAGGGGCAGAACGTCAAAGAATAACCTTACAAAAGGCTTTGGATTCTGCAAAATCTGAGGGCAAAAATCTTCGAGATCCCAAGGTTTTAAGACAGGTTATGCTCCCTGTTGCCCAAGCCAATAAAGGTCGAACTGGCGGATCTGCTTTCACCCGAAGGCGGAAAACCAAAAAGGGCAAAATAATCATAGAACGGGTAAACAGAAAATGATTATTATTAGGAAGGTTAAACATCGAAATCAATTAGCTTCTTTCAATGCCTTACTATATGGTACGGCTGCAATTGGAGGTATAGGACTAGGTGCTTTATATGGTCGTAGTCAACTCAGGCAAAACAATAGAGAATACCTTGAAAAACGCCCAAAAGTTAAGCAAGGACTTCTCATCTTGACAAGACCTGAAGCTGCTATCGGTATCAGTGCAGGAAAAGTGTTTTCCCGTCGTCGCCGTACCAAAAATGGAAAAATCGTTGTAGAACAAGTTAGGAGGAAATAAAGTGGATTCACTTAGTCAAATTCAAGCAATCTTAGAGTCAACAACTTTCGAGGAAGTTCACGATTCAGCAGAAACATTTTCGGCATTTCTTGAATTAGCTCAATCTGCCCTTGATCAAGAGGATAGGGAAGTTTTGGGCGAAGAAGAAATGGATGATGTAATCGCTGAAGGGATTGAAGATTTTGCTTCTACTCTTTATCAAATTTTTGGAATTGACGTAGAAGAATCTCGAATGGAAGATGAAGGCGAGATGGAAGAATATGCCCAAAACATGGGATATGTTGCTTCTTTTTCTCAGGGATTTGGTCAAACTTTAGCGGGTTTGATTGAGCAACGTTTCAACTCAATTGATGATGGTGTTGCTGTTGTCAGTGAAATCACCGGATTAGACGGGCGAGATATTTCTAGCCTGTTTGATGGGACGCTGGCAATCGAACCCGAAACCGCCGCCGAATTAGCAGACGCTTTTCAGTTAAACGGTCAAGATTATAACGATTTCGTTAATCTGGCTGCCAATGCTTTTACTGAGTTAGGGGGATCTCCCAATGATTCTTATTCCCTCAGTGAAGGCATTCATGCTGAACCCGTTGTCACCATGAATGCTGACATCGGACTCCGTGCCGAATTTGAAGCCCTCAAGGAACAGCAAGCCATTGGAGAAACACTCCGAGCTATCGAACGGCAATGTGATCAGATGATTGCCGCTGGGATTTTAACAACCCATGAGCGCCGACTGCTGATTGGAGAATTTGAAACGGGTCAAGATCGGACGGCTCAATTTTCCTCGGCTTGTGAAGGGTTAAGCGTCCCACCGGGTCAACAGTTAGATCGTCTGCAATATTACCTTTATATTGCCAACGCTCGCGGCCCTATCGCTCAATTTGGACAAATGGCTAACGACCCGATTGACACAGACTTCTCCCATGAAGATGTGCAGTCCATTCAATCATTCCGCACCCGCAATGGATACGTTTAGGAGTAACAAATGAAAGTAACCCGTTTTTATTCAGACCCCCCAGTTATCGCGGTTAATACCAATACCGAAGCCGCGTTTTCTTGCTGCTTAGAGGAGTCGGACATCCCATCTATTGCAGGATCTAAATCCGTTCCTGCGGGTGTTTTTCTTGCTAAGAAATCTACAGGCGGTCATCGTCCTTTAGGTCGGGCTAAGATTCTCGCTCCCTATGTTTCCGGCGAAACTGTTGTAATTGTGGAATGCCCCCAGGTTTTCAAGATTGGAGATGTACTTCGCTACATTGCAGCACCAGGGGTTTCACGGTACACAGAAGAAACCGCTATTCGTGCAGCTACAGCCCCGCTATTTGGGACTGTGACGGGTATTGATTCTTTGACTCAAAGACAAGTTACAACCGTTACCTTTGCTTCGGTTGCTGTTGGCAATATCTTTACCGTTTCCATCAATGACGCTCCGATTTCATTCGTTGCCACGGCTGCATCAAATCAGAACGTTGCCGATGGTCTAAAAGCGGCTATCACCAAAGCACAATCTGGGTCTTCTCCCTTAGAAGAAATCCGAGTAACAACTCCGGGCGGTGTTTTGACACTGACTACAGACCAGGAAGGAATCATCTTTACCACGGCTGTAACGGTAGCTCAGGGCGTTGCTAACACTTTAGGGACTGCGGTTGCTGATGTGACCACTGCAATCGGAACCTTGACGATCACCCCTCAAGGTGGTAACGCCTCCCTAGCTATTGGAGCCAAGATCGGCACGATTGGGGATGTTGTTGTCGGGGTGTTGAATAGCACTATCTCGCTCTATGACGGAGATCAGTTTATCGCTCCATACTCAGGTGGTGTCGTTTCTATTAATGCGTTGCCATACATTGACGGTGACATCCAAAGCCAACTGCCGAAACTAACTTTTATTCCTTAACGGAGGGACTTGATTAATGTATATTGCAGATTTCTTAAATAACGTATCGGCTGCACAGGTTCAACTCCTGTATGAAGATACTTTTCAATTCTTGATTGACCCAGATAAAGAATCCCTCCTACAACGGATGGGCAAAAAACCCGACCCCGGCGTTCTGAGTCAATACAAACTGATGGATGATTTTGTCACCCTTGAGTTTTCCGATGACCCTGATGTGTTGGCATATCTTGTTAAACAAAACCTAGCAATCGCTTCCGTGATTTCCGTTGATGGTGAGGTTGTCTCAACGGGTGCAGGAAGTCTAATTAAGTTTGATGGAGACTTCTTTAAGCTGGCGATCGCCCACAACTGGGATGAGAAAAAGCAGGAGCAAATGCTGAAGTTTAAACGGATGTTACCGGGCAATATGTCCCAGACATTCATTGATATGCTTTACGGCTCCGTCGCTAGTTTGCAGCCACGGGTGATCAAACTAGCCAACGTCTTAACTTGGCAAGTTTTACAGTCGGGTCAAGTTAGTTATACCGACCCCCGATCCGGTGTAACGGCTAAATTGGCTTATACCACTACAGCCGATCAGTATCCTACAGCCTTATCTGGGACGGCTAAATGGGATGCTTACACTACAGCCACAGGGTTGCAGGATATTGAAGATCACTTACTCAACTTCTACGACAAGAAAGGATATTACCCCGACAAGATTGTGATGTCTAATCGGTTGGCTATCCATTTAAGCCGTCAAGAATCAACCCGTAACCGAGCGTTATCTACTGGGATGTTGTCTAATGTTCCGGCTGCGGGTGTGGCTAGTGCCGTGTCTCCTGAGATTCTAATGCGGGTTGTCCCTCAACTGGCAATGTCCAAAACTCAATTAGAGATTTACGATGCTCAGTATGAGATCGAAACCGCGCCGGGTCAAACGGTCAAAGGTCGTTACCTGAATGACAATGCCTACTGTTTCCTGACTGCTGGCATGGGCAAAAGATTATTCGGCCCCACGATTGAGAATGAAGGGAGATCGGGTTTATTTGTGAAGACTGAACAATTGCAAACATCCCCACCCCGTGACCGTTCCTACTGCGTTGGCAAAATGGTTCCTTTCTTCCCACAACCTGACTTATTAGGAGGTCGGACAGTCGCATGATAGATACCACTAGACCTGTAAAACTTCTCAAAATGGCGGTCAATCGAGGGAATATCTATCACCCTCGAATCTATAACCCTGGCGAATTACCAGAGGAAGTGTTAGCACGGGTTGATATTTTGCAACAGGATGAACCAAAAAACCCTGATGCAGTATTAACCCCAACTATCAATAACTCGGACGTGAAAGTTGAGAATAGCATCTCATTCTCGGTAGAAGCTCCGAGTACAATTCCCAAAGCCTTTCCCACTGAAACCGTTGTTGTTGGTGCTGTTTTACCCAAAACAGATATTAATAAAGCCACGATTGACGAGCTTTCTAAATTGCCAGGTGTTGGTGCTGCGATCGCCACTAAACTTGACAAAGCACGGGAGCAACAACCCTTTACCTCTGTTGAGGATTTAGATACAAGAATCCCACTTAGAGGGAAGTCTTGGGACGAATTAAAAGAATCTATTTTGATCCAATGATTTACACAACTCCTGACCGCATAGCAAGAATATTAAGAGGGAGGCTTGAACTCAGTACAACCGCGTCGGGTGTTCCCTTTGGATCTAGCTTTGGTGCTAAGGAAGTTGACCTGGAATTGTTGGATCAAAAAGGCAGTCAAATTGAGGCTCAGGTAAATTCAATTCTTAACTTTGTTTATGAGTTGCCAATACCTTCAAATGCCCGCGATGCCTTACAGATTATTAGTTCTATTGTTGAGGATTTGACGGTCGCTTCCCTTGCTGTGGTGCATTTTCAACAGATGCAAAACCCACAAATGGGGGGAGATATGGGATTTGGGGCCATCCTTTACCGGAATGCTTTGTACACCCTTAGACAGTATGTAGCGGGTTATCAATTAGATTTCAACATCCCTGGTTTACCTCCTCCTATGGTTAACCCGATGATGCCAACACAAACCTTGAAGTTGCCCGGCGTTAAGTTGAAAGTTTTGACCCCAGGAACATATACCCGTCAAACCACAATTGTTGCTCAAAAGAATCCCTGCCAAGCTGATAAAATTAATTGGAGTTAAAAAGAAAAATTAATTATGATCAATGCTTTTGTAGATAGAGCGCCGTTAAATGGATTTATATTAGAAAGACAGAGGACAATCCCCGTCACTGTTACAGTAACGGGGACGGGGTTAACGGGTGGGAAACTTAAATTCGTAGCTAAAGATTTGATTGCTTTGCCCGACTTAGATGATTCCCGATCTAAGATTGTTAAGACTACCCCGACTCAAATTGTTGTTGATACTGAAGCTAGTAATAGTCAAAGGATTGTGGCTCGATTTGATATAGGGCCGTTAGACACTAATGCGTTAACAGTTGATACCCTTTATTGGGGTATTCAGTTTGAAACTTCGGTCGGTGTGATTCCTTTTAACGAATTACAAGGGATTCTAAAGATTGAAAATGATCGGGTTAAAACTTTAGTTTAAAGGTGCGAGGATAGAATGATTGACTTTCCAACTTTGTTTCCGAGTCTTGTTAAATACATCCCGAACTGGATGGAAAAGTTCTATCCTCGCATGGCACAATTCGCACGGGGTGAGGGATATCCCTGTGGCAATAAAGGGGTTTTTATCCCGCGTCGTAATAAGTGTTGGACGCATCCCAAAACGGGTAATAAACTCAAGCAACCTCTGACATATCAGAAATATCAAGAGGCTAAAGAGAAATCCCAGAAAAGCCGTACAGAGAAGGGTAGAACGGCTTTACAGGATAGGGAGCAGGGTTTTAGAGATAAGGCACGGGAGAAGGCTAAGGGGTGGCAGAATAAAACACCCGATTCAGGCGTAAGCGAGAGAGCGATCGCAGATATAGGAAAGGTTAAATCTGGACAGATATTGCTTAACGAAAAAGAGAGATACAGATTACAACATGACAGGGGGATGTATCTATTAAACGATCCAAAACTGTCAGCTAGACAGGGCGGAACATCAAAAAAACTAACCGAAAAAGAAGCTACGGATTTTCTGGCGGAACAGTACGAAAAAGGGGAAACCAAATACACGCCTAATAGAGAATACCTTGGCGGTGTTGGGCATAAGTTGTTTATAGATTCAAACACCCCAGAAGGAAAGGCTTTATTAGAGGCTGAGGAATTAGTTAAAAAAACTAAAAAAACTAGCTCAAATTATCGTGTTGCTGTAGATTTTAAAAATGTTGCTACAGTTGACTATATTGCAAAACGTTCAGCTAATTCGCCAACTAAAGAACAACAGGAATATAACAATAAACAACCCGATAAAATTGAATTAGAAAAAGGTATGGGATTATCTGAAGGATGGAGGTCTGAGAATGCTAAAAGGCGTTACTCTGGCAAGTCTGAGGATATAACCGCTCACAATGATGTTACTGGTATTCCCTGGAAAGTTACATCATCTAATGGCAGGGAAGATGTCATCGTGGGTGCAAAAGTGTCAGATAGTTATGATGGAGAAAAAAGACAACTCACGCTGCACAAATCCGATGGCACTATGTCGTTTAGTCCTTTTGCTAAAAATGATAAAGAAAAAGAAAATAGAGCAAAAAGGTTAGTTAAAGAAATCACTCAGGGCAAATCCCAAAACGTTAACATTGACGATATCAATTCAATGATTGATAGTGGAAAGCTACCCAAACCATCCCTAAATTCAACAGGGGTTAAGGGTGCGGGGGGTAAATCGGTTGATCAACAATATAAGGATATTATTGCCAGTTCTAAGCACCCAGGTAGAACAGAGGAGGAATTATTTTCAGCATTAAGACGAGGGATTAGTGAATCTGATAAAAAAGATTACAATAGATATTCTGATGCTATAAAATCTGGGACTGTTCCGAAAGGATATGGGGAATATTACCAAGAAAGGGTTGACAGATTTAAGCCCGTTATTGATGCTGAAGACTTTATAAATGAGAGACGAAAAAAAGCAATAAAGGGGGACTATGAAACAGAAGAAGAAGCAAGGGTTTATGTTCAAAATAAATCAGAAGAAAAGAACTATAAGCATCTTGAATACTATGATAGTCCAGGCTACAAAGACGACTATGATAAATTAAAAGGTGTGGTAAAATCAGGTAAACTCCCCGTTCCTTTGTCTGGAATTGTTCCTAGTAAAGAACTAAGAAAGACGTTAAAATCGGGCGATAATTTACTAATTAAACAAAATACTTATTCAGCCACCAGTAGTGGAAATTCCCCTACTGGCTACAAAATTGTAGACGGGGGAAATGTTCTTAGAGTTGGCATCAAAAATGTCAAGGTCAGAGAGCAGGGTGATTATATGGGAAAACCCTATGACAGAGAAGAAACTGTTGGACTTGATAAAGTCTCCCACGTCATCCGAGATGGTAAACGTTACAAAGTAGATGATTCTGATAGTTCACCTAATGATTTAGGAGTACAAGAGAAGGCAACTACCAAGAGACGCACCAAGAAAAAAGACTTTAATTCCCATCTCAACATAACCGAATTTGGAGGTAATAACTTGAGACGGCGTAAATCTAAAATAGCTAAATTTGCAAAACCCGGATGCTGTTGTGATGCCTCCAAACCTTTAAGACGCCGGAAAACAAAGCAAACCCCTAGACTGAAAAGAAGGGGGACTCGATATGCTTGATCCTATATGTCTTAAATTAGCTAAATATTTGCAGGAGTGGTTAAATTCTGAACTTAAAAAGATTGACCCCAATCTGATCGCGTGTCGGGATACAGTTTGTTATGATGCCGTCAATCCTGACTTATCGCGGTTTCCATTACTCAAAGTTTATCGGTTATCTGACAACTTTGAGTATGGACACCCGAAAAGCCAAACCAGCTTTGTAATTTCCTATTGCCTATCATTCCCAGATCAGGAGCTTTTGCCGGGCATTTTGAGATGGGTTAGTTGGCAATTAAACGAAGCTCTAACTCAGTGGAAAGAGTCTAAGAACTGTTCCCCAATCATAGCACAAGGAGGCTTTAGATCCGAGTATAGAATCATGGTAAATGAACTATCTCAACCTGTCTATGCTTTCTTGCGTTTTAGCTTTACGGGAATTGATTATTTAGAGGATTAAAACAATGCAGTCACAACGCGATGCGGTAACGTTTCAGTTTGTTGCTTCTACCAATGCAACCCTGAGAGATTTAAAAACCGGATTAATTTATAACTGGAAAACTCCATCAAACATCACCATTAACCCTAACCGCCAAACTCGGAAAACAACCCGACGCAACAACTTAGGGGAAAACATCACCGATGACATCTTGGTGCAAAGCTCCGACCCCGTAGCCACACTAACCTACTCAGGTTTTAACTTCGAGATGATGGCGTTTGCTATGGGCAAAAAAGTTGAAAGTGGTACTTACGATGTCACCCAACCCTTTCAAGTTCAAGCTAAAACTGCTACCTATGCGGCTGCAACGACTGGACAGGTAGGTTTTGGTGTGGTAGCTGATGCTGAAACCTATGGCTCTAAAACTGATATCACAGGGGCTAAAAAATCAGTTCCTTTGACTCAACAACCTTATGCTGCCTTTACAGGGACAACCGCCAATACTTTTGCTGTTGGTGCTAATCGGGCTTTGAAGTTTTCCGATAACTTAGTTGAAGATGGGGCGTTTATCACCCTTTCAATTAGTCGGTCAATCACTGGCAATTCTATGGGTGATCCTTTAAACGCTCATGAGTTTTCTGGTTTAGTTGTCGGGACTGACAAACGGGTAATGATTATATTTATCCCAGAGGTGATTATTGACCCATCTCAAGGTCAGTTTGATCCTAGTTCTGAACAACTACAAATCCCCATGCAAATCATCCAACCCCTTGACTGGTGCGACCCGTTCAAACTAATCGACACCGCCGAAACCGTTTACTGTGCAGCTTAAAAATATGACTGAAATTAAAAAAAGACAACCCAGACGGACGGCAACAGTTAGTTATTATGATCCGATAACAGGGGAATTTATCACCTCTGAATTAATCACGGCTGCACCCTTTGTTAAATGGGGAAAAATTGCAGAAATTCAGAAGTTAATCCTTGAATTATATGTTGAGATTGGGGGATCTATTGGTGACTTATTTTGCCATGAAACCTTTATCCCATTGTGTCAACAATTATCAACATTAATTCCGGTTGTCGGCCAAACCCGCCCGATTGATTTTCAGGCTTTAGTCGATGCCGATGACTGGCCCCAAATTACCCGACTATTTGTTACCACGTCCTACGATGACGCTGGTAATCGAGATGTTGACGCTAAAGGCGAAGCCACGCTAATCGAACCCGGAACAATAGCGGATCTGCACAATCTCAATTTTTTGCAAATCCTAGTGGACAAAGAGAGGGAACGGCAGAAAATACGGGAGAAGGAACTCGCCGAATTAGAAGCAGTGGAAGTTACGAAATAGACCTATTAGCTCAGTTAGTAGAAGCCTACGAACCTCAAGGAGCGATCGCCCTCTCGAAAGAGTATCCGGCTGAGTTTCTTGAGTGTTTGTTATTCCAAACTGTTGAACATCGGATGAGCGACGAGGATCGGGCAAAACGTCAAGCTGAGGAAACTTTGAAAGGTCAAAAAGCCGATCTCCTAAAACGGGAATTGAGGATCTCAATCTCAGGGGAACGGATGCCACGGATTCTGTCTATGGCTTCATTCTTTCCAGATGCCAACACGGGGGAAAATGGGGATTAAACTTAGCATTGATTCATCAGAAATCAACAAAGAAATTAAACGGATTGCAGGGTTTAAACTCAGGGCGGAAGATATCACCGCCGCCGCCCCCGCGATTCGTTTGATGATGCAAGAAGATGTAGATACCCGTTTCAATAACGCCCCATTAACAGAAGTTGGAGGGGATGTTTACGGGGGTGTTGAATGGCGATCACTCTCGGAATCTTATCTAGTCCAAAACCCTAGACGTTATGGGGGTCAAATCCTTAGAGACACGGGAGAACTTCAACAGTCATTAACAGCCGAGGGTCATCCCTACGGTGTTTTTGAAGTCACTGAATCACAGATAGTATTTGGGACAGCATTAACCAAAGCCTCTCGATTACAACGTGATTTTCCGTTTATATTCTGGCATCCAATCTTATTAGAAAAGATTGCCAATTATTTAGTTAACTGGGTACAGGGAGGTTAAAACAATGGCAGACGCAACCGCTAGTTTAAAGTTAGGCTTAATTGATGATGGATTTGTTGCTGGTGTTTCAAATGCTTCGACTCAATTAACAAATTTAGTATTAGCTTCCACTGCGGTTAGTGCTGCCTTACCATTGCTTGAGAAAGGGTTAAGAGCTAATGCTACTCAATATTTATTGGGATCTAAAAATGCCGAACTCTTAGCAACAAATCTCGGTAAAATTGTTAACTCCAACAAAGAACTAGGAAGTCTATTAGGCAAGGCATCAAACATTGGATATTATGCGCTACAACTTACTACTTTAGCTAAGGGTGCGTCCGATGCCTACACTACCCTAAACAGGATTCCAGAAGCATTAGAACAAATGAATCGGTCGGGAGTTAGTACCGATTCCATTCAAGGGTTTATGACTCTAAGGGATGCTATATCAGGTAGTCAAGTTGCGGTTGAAAGTTTTGCTCAGGTAGCTGTTGCCAAACTCAACGCCGTTGAAAGTGCGTCCGCAAGGGTTGGGACTATCCTTAAATCCTCCACTGAGTTTACAGAATCGGGGACGGCAAGACGGGCAACGGCTACCGACTTAAATAAAAACAGGAAACAGATCCAAAAGTTACTCAGGGATAAATTAGATAATGCTGTCACCACAACCGACGCATTACTCGGACAATATGAAGTTTTGTCTGGGGGTTTTACTTCTGAAAAAACATCTCAACAGGTTGCAGAATCTGGCTTTAAATTATTAGGAATTGCCAAAGCAGGGGGTCAAGCTGCCGATCCTACTGCCACACTTCAGTTATTGACAAAAACCCTCCGGGCTTATGGTTTAGAAGCATCTCAAGCTAACAGAGTTTCGGCTATTTTAAATGGTACGGTAGAAAATGGGATTACCACGATTCAAGAATTATCCCAAACTTTCGGACAGGCTTCTCAAGTAGCTAAAACCGCAGGGATTAGTATTGAAGATTTAGCCGCAGCAACGGCAGTCTTAACCGCCCAAGGTACATCAACACCCGTGGCATTGACAGGTATTCAGGCTTTAGCTAGAAGTATTATTGATAAAACACCCGAAGCTGCAAAAGAGATCGCTAAACTACGAGATAAAGAAGGAAACCGGATTAGATTTGATATTAGAGAAGTTCAGCAAAAAGGGCTGGCAAAATCAGTTCAAGATATTTTTGAAGCGACGGGGGGAGATCAAACCAAGTTAGCTCAAATCCTACCAGATACCCTAGCTTATCGGACGGCGTTAGGTTTAAATTCCAACAAAGGACAGGACTTTACAAATGTCACAGCAAACATCAAAGCTAACGCCAACGTCACCAGTTTAGACGAAGTTTTTAAGGGTGCTACCGATGACAAGATTTCTAGGTTTCAAAAGATAGCCAACCGCTTTGAAGAAACAATAATCCAGTTAGGAGAATCATTAGCACCTGTATTTGAACCTGGACTTAAATATTTAGAACAGGCAAGTAAATTAGTTGCCAATATTCCCGACCCGATTAAGAAAGCTATCGGTGCTTATCTATCATTTCAGATTCAAACTAAAACGGTCGGATTAGCATTCAAGCAACTATCGGGCGCTGTAATTTCTGTACTCGGTAACTTTGCCTTACTGCGAGTCATTAACTTAGTAATCACAGGTCAACTTGGTAAACAAGCTGCCGTGATTAAAGATTTAATCTTACAGAAGAAAGGACTCGGTGCAGTTGTTAAGCAATTGTTAGGACTTGATCAATCTCGATTATTAGTAACTAAAGAAGCAACGGACGCTATTGTTAAAGAAGGGGTAATTCAAAAAACCGTAAACGCTGCCAGAGAACAAACTAACAATATTATTAAAAAGAATATTAAGGGATTTGTTGACCAAACAGAAGTAGTTAAAAATAGCGGTGTAGTAATCAATAGCACTAAGGGTAAATTTGCTGAATTTGTTGAGGCAATCAAAGGTACAACGGTTGGCAAAAAGATTGAGGAAATCACAGGAAAGTTTTCGGGTCAAAAAGCTGCAATTCAAGAATTAACCAAAAAGACGCAGGAATATTTTAATACCCTTAAAAATACAGCAGGTGAAGGGATTGAAAAAATAAAAAGCCCTCAACCGTCTGAGATGGATCGGCAAGTTGAAGCCTATGCTGCCAAAAGACGCGCTGAAATAGAGAAAAACATCCCAGATTCCCCCGATAGTTTTGGGGAAATGTTAGAGGTAGACCCCGAAGCAAAAAGGGAAACCAGACGGCGGGAATTATTGGCAGAACGGGAACGCAGAAATAAGATTAGACGGCAACAAAGGTTAGACAGTTTAATCCCAGACACAGAAGGGAAAACCTTTGGCGAAAGTTTTGGTATTGATTTACCCTTTGGAGACTTTGCAGAAATAGAAAATAGAGAAGCTAAAAACAAGCGTCGGCAGTTATTAGAAGATATCAGAACTAGACGGGCTGCCAGAGATGCGGGGGTTGCGTCTGTTGCCTCTAATGCCGTCGGTGATGGGTTATCCTTTGGTGATTTTCTGTCGGGTGGCGGTGATGCTCCGAGAGTAGATCGGGATTCATTGAGAGATCGGGCTGCGGGTCGGGGTTTTGGTAACTTAAACAGAACCAGGGAACGGTCGGCTATAGCTTCGCGTGCCATTGCTTCTCAGGTGTCTTTATTTGAATCCTTAAAATCTGTCTCAGGTAGTGCGTTCTCAGCTATTGGTAAGGGTGTCAAGTCTAGTTTTGGACTAATTATTGAGTTAGCCGGGGGAGCTATCACGGCACTCGGCCCTATTGTTCCATTAGGTTTGGCTATTGGTGCGGCGTTTGCACTTGCGGGCAAAGAAATTATTCATATTTTCGGCGGCGGTACTGCCAATAAAATCAGCAAAGGCATTGACGAGATAACTAAGGCACTCAAGGAATTAGAAAAGGAATCTGGAAAGGATGGGGCTTTATTGGAGTTTAAAGCCAATCTAGTTGCACTCTCGGAATCCAACACCGGAAACGCCGACGCACTCGATCCCCTCAAAAACAAATTAAACGAATTAAAAGAAGCTGGCAATCTTACCTCTGGACAATTCGCAACTATGTCCAAGGCTATGCAAAAAGCAGGGGAAGACGGAAAAGTCACGGCTCAGGAATTATCTATCTTACAGAATCAAATCGAGGCTTTCAGAGCAGGCGCACCGGGTGAAATTGAGAAGGGAATTGGTGATCGGATTGGCGAGGTTTTTTCGCTAGAGGGTTTAGGGAAAGCTACTAATTTTATAGGAAATCTTAACGCTGCGGTTATCACTACCCTTTACAACCCGTGGAAAGGTATTACGACTATTGACGAAGCTAACGCTAACCGAGAAGGCGATCGCTTAATCAAGATGCAATCTAAACTCAGAAACGAGATTTTAAATGAAGTTGGTGACAATACCACTGACACAATTAAACAAACTAAAGAACTTAACGCTGGTTTATTCCAAACAGAGGAAGCCAGAAAATTAGCATCAAAAGGATCACAAGTTCAGGGTGTTGTTCTGGAAAAAGAGAATAAGGAAACTAATGATTTAATTAAAGCCAACGAACTCTTAATATCTGGTTATCAATCCCAACAGAAAGAACGACAAAAACTACTTGATGAGACTACAGACACAGGATTAAAGGAACAAATAAAAGGTCAATTTGATAATGCTCAAAATCAAATTGATAACCTTCAAAAACGTACAGAGGCGTTAAAACAAGCTAGGGAACAAATCACCAAATATTATAATGAGACTCTACCAGTATTACAGCAAGCGGTGGTAGCTTCGTCTGTTAATCCATTAGAGGGAAATAACGCTTTAGATGATGCCTTCTCAGTGTTTAAAGAAAAATATATTGACGAGGGTAAAGTATTTTTAAAAGATGTCCAACAGCAAAGAACTGAAGGGCAAGCGGTACTAGATCAAATCCTGCAAAACTATGACCGGAATCTATTAAAAAGTGGTGATGTTGCCAACAAAGTTAAAGATGTTTTAGATAAGTCATTTATTACCTTAACCAAGGATGGAAAACAGATTAAGGGTTCTATTTTTGATATTGATACCCAGAAAAATTTAATCAGTCAAATCGCCCAATTTAGCTCTCAAGCGACGGCAGAAAGAATCTCCCAAATTGAGTTAGAATCTTCTACCGCAGTAACAGCCGGACAACTCCGTCAAGCCACAGAGGAAGATGTTATTAAGAAAACCTCTGGACTGCAACAGGAAAAACTAGGGTTACAGAAAAAACAACTTGAGTCAGAAATTGAACTCCGTTTACAATATGGAATCAAAGTTACCGACCTAGAGAATCAACTTAAACAGACAAACCTTGAGATTGCACAAGCTGAATTTAATGAACGGGAAAAGCTAATTCAGAAGCGATTAGAGCGTCAAATTCAGGCTATGGAAACCGAGAAAACCTTGATTTCTGCACAAGTAGCTGAACGGGGTTTGTCTGAAGAAGATGCTCAGACAAAAATGGCGGGTTTGCAGATTAAAGAATCTAAATTAAGAGCCGATGAATTAAAGCGTCAACTTGACCAATTCAAAGCTAACGGGGTTAAAAATGTAGAACTTGAGAATGAATACGCACAAGCTAGAAACCAAATTAGAGGAGCCGAAGCTAAGGAAAAAGAGCGATTAATTCAACAGGAATTGCAGGAGAAAATCAAATCTTTAGATATTGAACAATTGGCGGTTGAAGTCGGACTTTCTGAACGTACAACATCAGAAAAGAGTGCTCAAAATGCAATTAGTAAATATCGAATTGATCAAGAAAAACTAAAGTTAGCAGAATTAGATCGGCAATTAGAGGAATTAAAATCTAATGGCAGTAAGTCAGTTTCTTTAGAACAAGAGACTGCGATCGCTCGCTCTCGCGTTAGAAAAATGGAGGCAGACGAAAAAAACCGAGTAGAAGATTTGGATTTTGAAACCCAGAAAAAACAACTTGAGAATGAGAACCAACGGGCGGGATTAAGAAGACAGGCTTTAGAATCTGAATATGACTTACTCCAAAAACAAGCGCAACTTGTAGAAGCCATCACCAGCAGTAGGAATCAATTAGCTGACACTGAATCGCGTTATGTGCAATCACAGCTACAGAACCAAGCTAAGTTAACCCGTGACCCATTAAAACAAGCTGAAATTGAATTAAGAATAATTAAAGAAAGGGAAGTTGATTTAGTTCGGACTCAAAAAGCTGAATTAGAAAGTTTGGCTACCCGTCAAAAACTTGCAGATTTGGATTTAAAGCGTCAAGTTTTCCAGATTCAATCACAAAAACTTGAGGCGGAATCCCAGGCTCAAATCCTAAAATTTGAACTAGAAAGGGCAACCAGGCAAAAGAGATCGCCCGAAGAAATTGAGGCGATTAAACTTCAAATTCAAGGCAATAAACAACGGACTGAATCACTTACTCAACAACTAAACTTAACGGGTCAACAAATAAACCAACAGGGAGAAATAAACAAGAATGAACAAAAACGAGTTAGATTAACCCAACAGATTGAATCAGAGAATGCCAAAATTGAAAAGAAATTAGCCAAGCAAAAACTGATACAGGAACAGATTGATAAAGCTACCAAGCCGTTTGTTTTAAGTCAGCAACAAATCCAACAGGGATATGATAAACAGACGGCTGCACTGGAAAAACAGAATACAATCTTTAGCTTTCAAAAACAATTAATTGAAACTAAACAACGGGCTATCAGTGACAGGTTGGGTATCGTTACCTCTGAACTGGGTTTAGCTTCCCAATTAATAGTTAACGATAAACAAAGACAGGTATTAGCTCAGGCGACGGCTACCATCAAATTAAAGGCGTTAGATCAGCAACAAAAAGCCGAGCGCGAGGTCTTGTTGCTTAATCAACAGCAAGCTAAAGTTCAGCAACAGATTGATGCTATTAAATTAAAAGGGCAACAGGCTCAAAATAAAGCTGAGGTAGCGCAGGCACAAGCTGATTTGGCTAAACTCGAAGCGTCAGGAGCTACACCAGAAGAAATCGTTGCGGGTCAAATGAATCTTGAAGCAAAGCTAATGGCAGGACAAGGATTAGCTTTGCAAGCCTCACTTTTACCCTTACAGTCTCAACTATTGGATTTTTCCCAACAACAGGAAATCATGAGTTTAGACCAAAAACAAAAGCTAGACCGGATGCAAGCTAAGTCTGAACTAGCTAACACATTGCCAGAGGGAAGACAGAAAGCACAACTAAAGCAATCAATTATCAATGAAGCCTTGAGTGATGTTTTTGGTAAGAATGTTACCGATTGGAACTATACCAGCGTCCTAGATCAAATTCAACGAGGTAATCAAGCCGACCTGAATAAATTAATTACAGGGAAGGATCGAAGGGTGATGCCTCGAAATATGGGATATGTTTATACTGACTATGGGAAAGCCCCCGAAGTTCAGGGGTTAAACGTTCCATCAGATCGCTTTGATGAGATATTAAAAAAAATACAATCACTAAGCGATCCCATTTCTCCTGACTTACGGATGGGGACACCTTCCGCACCAAGTCTTAGTATTGGCCAGACGGAGTACACTCGATTCCAACAATATGCTCAGAACGTAGAGAATAACGTCAAGATGGAAGTGGGGGGGATAAAGATAACAGTTACTTCGCCGGGTGATGTTGGTAAAGACTTAGAACAGGAAATGTTAAATACTTTTGATCGGATTATGGTGGAAGCTAAGAGACGGATGTAAATTGTTTTTATTAAATTGTATGTTCTATACTACAACTTAATAAAAAATGATATAATTAATAATAACAAAACCCCTCGCGGTGCGCTTAACACCCAGGGGTAGTAACTACTATTAAGGAAATAGTCACATGGATAATATTACCAGAGCCGAACGTTCTACAGTTAAATTTTGTGAGGGTGTCGAAGTCGATGGGTATTTATTGCCGTCCGGTGAGTTTAGGGTTGGCAAAATTTCGACTGCGCTGGCACTGGGATACGGAAAAGATTGGGTAACTCGGACTATAAACGGGGTCGCATCGGGTAAAGGCAAAGACGCTGAAACCCTTGCCCAGTGGGGATTTAGTGGGGTCGCATCCCCTGTAGAAATCACTGGATCGGCTAGAGGGACTACAATCTCGGAAACTATCAGCTTAAAAGATTTTCGGCAATTGATTAGATTAGCTGCAAAGAGAGGTAAACCACAAGCTGAAGCGTTACTGGATGCCCTGTTAGACGTGGGGATTGAGGATTGGTTTAGATTGGCTTTCGGTCAAGAGCAACTTACCCTAGAGGAAAAGCGCAATAGATTTTATAAAGCATACGCGGCGACTATTGACTGGTTACTTGAGGATAGGCAGGAATTGAGATTGATTGAGGATCAAGAATTATTTTTAGCTGGCAACTGGAATTAAGCATTTAAAAAGGCACGGATTTAACCCCGTGCACCTATTTTATGGATTGAAATAATAAAGACAATCCCAACAATTATAAGAAAGTTGATGGCGGGATTAATCGAGATGGGACATTCTCTAATTCAAAAACCCCTTGAGCTCCGAACAAAGGATCTAGCCAAACCTCCAAAGGATAGCCTGTGCCTAACTTGTCTCTATCTGTGGCACTGTTAGGGATTAATTCTTGATCTAATACAAAATCAATCTCAATCGGATATCCCACGCTAAGGGTCATCGTCCCTGTGGCAAAAGGTTTATTATTCAGGTTGCCTTGAAAAACGATGGTAGAAGATATAGATAGAATCCTGCGCTTGCGTCTTTCCCCATTAACAAAATAGGTTAGCCGATCACCTGGACGCATCGAGGGATTAAAAAAAGTGGTGAAGTTTTCCGTGTAACTGTTCCGAGCGTTCTCTATATCCAGATTGGTTTTAATTGCCGTCCTGACTTCCCCTAGAGTTTTGGCATAAGGAAAGCTCATTGACCCCGATACTAATTGGTCAAAAGGTGTTTTGTCCGGCGCTGATGGTGTCCAGACTTTATAACGGTATCTCTTAGGATCGGATTGGTTTTGCTTTTCCTCTGTTTCTGCCGGGTTCTCCTCCTCTACCCGCTCCCAGATTGGAGGTAGTCGTCTTGATGATTCCGGTCTACCTTCAACTTCCTCTGTTTTGTTTTCTGCAATCTGAGAGCCAAAACCCGATCCGTTCCCCCCTGTTGATGATGATTTTGTATAGGCAATAAAAGTATCTTTTTCGCTATCTCCAGTATTCCTATATCCCGGCGTGTTTAAACTTCGATTAATTTTTACCTTGTAGGATTCAGAGGTTTCCGAGCCTGTAGTTAAAGGGGGAAATTCTGGCTTTTCCTTTTCGTTATTGGGTTTCTTCTGATTAAATTCTCTGATTGCGGGATTCCTGGGATCTTCCATTGATGCCATAGCCCTAACTATTTTACTCCTAGCTGTAACAATATAAGGTTGTTGAAACGTCCTGTCTATTGCTGCCAATCGTCGGCTCGTTCCGTCTGGCATACACCACTTAACCTCATCAACACCCTGAACCGCCGCGTCTTTGTAATATTTATCCATTGGCTCATGATAGTAAGTCTCCCTCTCAAAGATAGAAATTCGCTGCGGGGTATAGGCTTTTCCTGCTAATTCCTTAGTCATTCGGTCGGCTTCGGTGGCTTTGTCTCCTAGTTCGCTATATCGTTGTTGAGATGAGAGTGTGGGATATTGTTCCGTTGGATCGGCTTCTGAATCTGAAACATTAATTTCTGGCTCCGTAGCGAAAACGTGAAACCGCCATCCTGTTTTTTGATAACCCAAATATAAGCCTTCATAAGCGGTTTCTCCCTGACTATAAGAATGTTGGGTTGTAGTTTCTTCTATTATTTGCCAAAACCCTCTAACGTCAACTTTCTTTAACTTCCAAACGCCCTGATTGTATTCGTAAATATCCTTAGCTAACGGCCCATTGAAAGCATATTTTTGTTCTGTAACTTGAAACTCAAAACCATCAATAGTTTTAATCTCTCGTTTAACCTTGACGTAGTTTTGTCCAGACTTCCAGAAGGAAACCGACAAATCATTAATATTAACTGAATTAGGCGGTGTAGCTGCTATATCAGGGTCTTCTGTCCTTTGCTCATATTTGCGCTGTCTCATTCGGTATTCTGGCAGTGTAGGCGCTCTATTCCCTTGATTTTCCTCCTTCTGTTCCTGGAACTTTTCAAGAAATTCTCCCGTGACTTCTTGCTTCGGCCATATATAAGAAGCCCCATAAATATTAGTTACATCTTCATTCTTTAAGGTAATAGTCTGTTTGGGTGTGATACTGTTTGGCAATCCCACAATAATTTCCTGTTGAAAGGCGGAATTAGGGGTAAGCGATCGCTGTTTACCTGTGGAACAGTTAACAGAAATTGCCGATAAAACATCCGTTTCTTGTAATAGCCATTCCTTTGTTGAGTCCCATTTTTTGCAGTAGACAGTATCAGAGTCCGATAAATCTAAAAAACAATTATTCTGTCTTAACCTCGATTGAATTTCACTCCGTGGTATTCTCCCTTCCTCTGGACTAACATCATTGGGGACTGGTATTTCCCCCTCCATTCCTGATAACTTCCCCCCAGCTTCACTGCAAAGCCACGTTAACGTTCTTGATTCAGCTAATTTACTTTCGGGTTGCGATGGGCTGTTAGTTAAGCATTCAGGGTCAACACCTGAGCTGAGTGAGAAAGCATGGTAAGAAATCTTCCAATCCCCAGAATAGAGAATAGGTGACAGTCCATCCAGAGGATCATTGTCATTGTACTTTCTGGGAACCAAAGGAACCTCTGTATCAAGCCACCAATGGGGATCTGTTAAGGAAATTGAAACCTCTATTTTTGGGTGCGATAACTCCGATCTCATCTTTTCATTAATCTCTAGCCCATCCACTCGCCACCCAATCCCGAACGCTTCAAACTTTGCGCCCCGGCATAAATGTTTCAAAACTAAACTCTTATAACTAAACCAAGTCTCGAAACTCATCTGTCCGTTTTGAGATTGTTCTAAGGATGTGGAATAACTGAACTGACCCAATAAAGGCAACCATTGTAAAACCGTTGGCAACTTATCTATATAGTCAGTATCGTAATTAATATTAGATGTGTTGTTGACAACCGATATCTTAATGGGTGTAGTATTTGCTGTTACCTTAACTCCCGATACCTGTACAGCTAAATTTTGCGGGGCTGTGAGGATGGTTTTGGCTAAAGACTGAACAGGAATAAAGGTTAATTCTTGGGATGTAGAATTGTAAACCGCTTGACCCTGTACCAAGTCTCCAGCAAGTGTTTCGGGCGGTTTGACCGTGTAGCTAATCCCACCAATATAGACACTCGTAGCACTGCTATAGTTTGGGACTGATACGGTTACGGGGTTGGCAGGGGATGTGACTTGAATATATTTTGGTTCTGAGTATTGAGCGATCGCCACCTGTTGAGTATAGGGATTATAAATAAATTCATCCGGTGCGAGTTGTGCCGTGTCTACTGATTCCGATAATTGGTAAACCTTATTATTGACAACAACTGAGACAATCTTCTGACTTTGAGGTGTAGGGATAATTAAAACCGGATCGGTCGTGGGACTTACTGCTACAATAGAAACATCATCTTTAACTAATATTTCCTTACTTAACCCGTCGGGAACTCCCAAGGATAAACCAAAAGCACCGGACTGTTTAGTATTTAGATTTAATTGCGGGGTGTTTAATTTTAAGTACATAATATTATTATAAATTCATAAGTCTATTCTAATTATAATATGGCTGTAATCACTGGCAAGTTAATTTTTGAAACTCCATCCTCAATCAAAGATAAATATTATGAAGCCCTGACCTGGAGGGATGGCGACGGTGCAATCCGTAAATCCTACTTTAACGACAGTGGAAACCTAGAGTTAATGATTCCGGGTGACAAGTATCAAGAGAACCCCAACCCGTCCCCCGGCTCCGTATCTAATCGCTTCGGCGGTGACTGGGTACAAGTTAGTAATATCCGGTTTGGCTTCTCGATTGACGTGATTGAAGAAATGGCAGAATTGCGTTTTATCTTTCAGGAATTAAGGCGTTACCAAGGGGCAACTATTCAAAGCAGTAAATCATTTAGGGCTTTAAGGGTTTGGGATTATGTAGGGTTTGATATTGCTGATTATGCCGCGGGCGTTACAGAGCGTCATGTTAAAATATTAGGGATAGAACCTCAAGGGGGATCGGGCGTGATGCAAAAAGGATCTCAACAGTGTGTTAGTGGTAGTGTAACTAATACCCCTGACAGTCCCAGACGGTTTTTAGGGCAACCATTCAAGGTAACATTTGAGGAGTTTGGACACCGTGAAACCTATTAATGTCATGACAGAAATAAAAGGAAAATATCAAATTTCATTATGTAGAGGTCAAAACTGTTGCCCTCAGTTAATCATTGAGAATGGTAAGTATATTATTACCGATGATTCCGGCGGGAGGGTTGTACTGGATAAAAGTAATATTGACGAATTAATTAATCAGTATCAGGAATTTCAGGATTTAAAATCACTCAAGGAATGGTCGTTAGGTAAATAATGCTATCTGATTTAATTGTTTTCCTATTACTGTCTCTCGGTTTGCGGTGGTTTATTTTTAAGCACTCCCTACTCTATCCTGTTCGGGTGTGGCTTGAAAGCTCCAAGGCACAGTCATTCTTTAGTAAATTATTTCAATGCCCCTACTGCCAAACCTTTGAGGCTTCTGTTATTGTGTATCTGGTACTCATGCCATTTTCACCTGCTATTGGGTTTCTAGCAGGTTTATTTAATGGCTATGTTGCGATCGCGATTGAATATTTAATTGAATCCCAAATTGATAAGTTTGAGGCGAGAAATGAAAACAGATAAAAAAGTAAGTGCGCTATAAAAAGTTAGGGATTTAAGCGATATCAAATAGACTTAATTGTTTAAATTCGGGTTTATTTAATTCTTTAATTTCTATCTCTAATTCTGAGTATTCCCTGGGTTGATTAATCCTGTCACAAGCAATATCAAAATATTCCTTTTCCTTTTCGATGCAGATATAATTACGTCCCAATTCTTTGCAGGCTACCGCAGTCGTACCACTGCCACAAAACGGGTCTAAAACTATTCCATTCTCAGGGGTGATTAAAGTTATTAAATATTTCATCAAGTGACGACTCTTGACCGTTGGGTGAGTATTTTTAATCTCTCCACTGTTTGACCTATCACTAGGGGATGCCTTGGCTTGGTAATAGACGCTAGGGATGGTTTCGGGGTCAAAGGGGAGTTGTTTGAAGAATCTTGCCGCCGTGCCTATGCTTTTTGAAAAATGGTTTATATTTCCTTTTTGGCGTTTCCCGTAACAAGTGCCTCTTGTTACCTTGTCGATTGACGGTTTCTCTCCACTCGTACAAATCCCACTCTGTTCCCCAACAACCGTCACCGGACAATCAGGGCTATGATTCTCGCCTTTGCAATTAGCTCCGCAGGAAAGGATTAGGTTAGCAGGGTATCGTCCTATATCTTTAGGCCCTCTAGGACATGTTACATTTCCTATACCAACGCCAAACACAGTTTTATGGAAATCGCTTGATTTTGTTGGGTTTATCCTATTATTTGGGTCATTTTCTTTTACACCAATTCTTGTAGCCTCAATATTCAAACCACCAACGCCATGTTTTAAAATATTCCTAGCAATACTTGATTCTGATATAGGCTTTTGAACTAACCACCAACCCTCAACGGCTGGTTTTAGTGCGGGCGTTTTCCATCCGTCCCATTGCTTGGCTTCGGGTGATGATGGGGCGGTTATTTGTTGGTTATAAGTCTGTAAAGAATTTCCATAATTCCATTTTTCGTTAAACGAAGGCGTTTTTCTTTTTGTTTCCACAATCTCTCTTTCTTCACCCGCTAATTTGTCCAACATTTTCCCAATATCTTGACCTTTCGGAAAACCAGAACCTTGGCAGTGGTGAATTATATCAATCAACCTAAACCCTGCTAACTCCAAAGCTATACCCGTCCAGTGAGATGTTCTAGGGAGACTCCAAACCAAGCCACAAGCTCCGGGTTTCATCACCCGTAAGCATTCTGCCATTATCTCAGATAGCCAATTAATAAAGTTAAGCATACCGCCTTTGTTATGGTCAAATTCCTTTGACATAAAGCTAATTCCTGCGGGTGGATCGCTTATTAAACTATCGAAATAATTATCAGGAACATCCTTTAAAACTTCAAAACAATCCCCATGAATAATTTGATTTAACATCTTAATTAATTAGCATTATTTAATATTATATCTATTATATAACCCCTAATTTCTAGGGGTTATTTCGTTAATTATTCCCCAATAATCATCTGGCGATCGCCTTTTTGATTTGCCCACAATTCCCGAACCAATTCAACAGATTCAGCCGGAATATAGTCAGTCTGAACCGGACGCATTGCTTTAGAAATTAGATGATCGTGTCCGCAAGATTCTAACCATTTTTCCAACTCCTTGCCAGACTTGAATTTTAATTCCTTGCCAAGTTGAGCTAAGGACTTCCCACGAAATACAGCCAG